ACATTTTCTTTTATCTGTATAATATATTGGTAATAACCAACATTCCGTTTCATTAAAGCAAATTGCAAATATAATTTTCTCTTTATATTGGGTAATCTTTTCTGCAGGAATATTCTTTAGGATACGAGGTATGATTTCTTTATATAATTCAGTATCAGATTTGGTGGAACCATCTTCTTTCCTAATTTTTATATCATATCCAATTTCTTCACATGTGTCTGTATCGATTTGAATCATGATATAGTCATTAGTAGATAGAATATCATCAAAATTAGCTTCTGTACAATAATTAAGAACGTTGAGCCAACCACCAAAACTAACCTGTTTTCCTGCCTTAATTTCAGGTTGCTTAGGGTTTATAGCAAATTCATCTCCTAAATACCTTTCTGTTAAATATCTTATTATACGATATTCAGAAGGACCTTCACATATTAATCCAAATGTTATCATATTCTTCTTTATTTAGAAATTCTCAGGTAATCCGCCTATGTATCCTTTTAACCATGCTTCTGATAAAGCTAAGTTGTTTTCTGTTTTATATTCAATTCTATTAGCTTTTGTATAGCCATCAATATTTCTTCGTATGACAAATAGTCTTTCATCATTGTTGTTTATATCTAATCCATCAAGAATAGCTGGGCTATGTGTTGTTGCAATTACTTGTTTATTGTGTTTTTTTGCTAATAGAATTAAACGTTTAGTTATTTCTCGACACAATTTTGGATTAAATGATGCTTCTAAATTGTCAATTGCGAAAAAAGATGGAGTGTCATCTGAAATAAATAAAGTCAGATAGAACAGTAAATACAAAAATCCTTCATTTGTACTACGTTGATCAAAGAAATGAAGTGTTTCATTTATATATTTGTCTTTTACTTGTAATGAGAACTCATTTGATAACTGATCTTTAGGTATTTCTAAGTCATCAAACCAATCTAATACACACAAGTTATCTTTTATTTCTTTTAATATTTCAACCCCATTTTCTTTTTGAGAAATCTCTTTTAAATATGCGAAAAGTCCTTCTCCATTTCTTCCTAATGGGTGAATAGCGTTATCAGCATCAAATTTGCGCAAAATCGATTCTTCAAGAGAAAAGATATTATAGTTTTTGAGACTATTGTTGAATGAAGATATCGCAATCTCAAACTTATTTGTATTAAGATTTATTTTTTTTAAATTCTCATTAAACTGAATCATCAGTTTTTGTATGTCGGAGTTTTCAATTTTTAAGGATGGTAACTTGTCTATAGTGGTAGTTAATTCAATCTTAGATATAGTTTCTTTTAATTTTTCAATCATTTCATTGAAAGAAAGATCCTCCCATTGTGCAGGTTTTAAATTAGTATTATATCTTAATTTGAAATTTTTGTTATTAATACTTGATTCTGAGAATGAAATATCAATATTTATGTAGCTATTTTCATTATTATTGAAGGCAGAATACATAAAAAATGGATCTGTATATCTTATACCCCTATTGGCAAAAAATTCCCTATCTAATTTATGTACACTTGCAGCTGCTCCTAAAGAAATACCTTCAAGTATATTCGATTTACCACATCCATTTTCTCCAATGAAAACATTGAATTGCCCTAAATTTACTGTTAGGTCAACAATGGATTTGAAGTTTTTTATTGAAATTGATTTTATCATATTTATCTTGATTATTTCGCAAATATAGCGTTATTAAATAATGAAATGACAATATGTGACATTAATTATTATCCATCATAGGGATATATTTATAATTTTTCTGCTAACTTCTTAATATCCTCTTTACTATTGATAACATGAGTGCTATCTCCGATCCGGACGGCTCCGACTACTTCGTCAGAAGATTTATCGAACAGTTCTGCCACAGGAACACCGAGGGCATTGGCGATTTTCTCCAGTGTTTCAAGGGTGGGATTGCCATTGATGCTATTTGATAGTGTTACTCTATTTACACCGATAACATCAGCTATATTTTGAATAGTTGTACCTTTTTCTTTAATAAGTTCTTTTATCCTTAGTTCCATATCGTAGCTTTTATATTTCGCCACAAAGATATAAAAAAACTTTTATGTAAATACATATGCTACTATTTAAATGTTAAAGTAGTGTTAAAACTACTTTTGTGTATTGGTTGTGTAAATATATGAACTACATTTGTGTCGTAAAAGTAGGCTATAGACTACGAATAACATAAACAACTAAACATAAACGATTATGAGCACTACATTTAAAACAGCATGAGAGAGGTTATGAGCACAGCATGGCAGATGTTCAGAATCACAGGTGAAAGTTTTTCAGAGTGTCTAAAAAGAAGCTGGCTGCTTCTGAAACTGAAAGCACAGATGAAGAAAAGAACGGTTCAGTTCTTCTATCAGAAGGTATCAGGTGAAATTCGCCAGGCGTTCGGTACGTTACGTGATGAAGTGATAGCCGATAATGTAAAGGGTACAGGTCGTAAGCCTAATGAAAACCTGTTTACCTATTTCGATTGCGAGAAGAATGAGTTTCGTTCATTCAAGAAGTTCAACCTGATAAAGATAGCATAGCCATGAGATTCAATCAATACCCTACAATTTCAAGAGAAGCTTTTGAAATTGAAAAGAATGCAAAGAATAAAGCCTACTTCTTTATATTATCACATGGATTACTTGATGAATTTGCAAAGTTCTGTAAGGATTATCATTCAGATAATCCACACGAGGATTGCAAAAAACTTATTTTAAAAGAAATGGCGTGATTATGAAGCTACTATCCATCAACTACTGCAATAGCACTTTCTCTGTTGAAAACAACGGCGAAGTATATACAGGTTCATTCGGCACTTGTGGCGGCTTTGTCACTGTCACCAACCTAATAGGGTATAAGGCTAATTTGCCTTTGAAGTTTAGAATAGAGCATTTCTTGTACGATATAATACTGTAAGTCATGATATTTAACGGTAAAAGATATAATGAATACGAGACTAATATAATAGGTCTTGATGACATAGTTTGTCTGAATGGGACAATAGGCTATGTAGATGCTATCATGTACGAGTTTATTTTACTGGTAGATGATAAAGGTAAAGCGCATCGGATAGATAGAAATAGCATACAATCAGCTTATCTATTAAATAGGATTTTTCAAAACAACTTATCAAGTATAACGTTGAATTGACCTCTTTACACGATTACCAAAGGCCGTCCGAGCCACTTTAGGGGCAGCCTTTACTTGATTTACGACAATAGAACCATTGTCGTAAACGCAATGAACGAAAATTCTTATTTCATTTTGATATAAGATAGCTTTGCAAAAGAAAATAACGAATACGCTTCGTGACGGTTGTGTATGAGACAAAAATATTTAAGGGCATTTCTTTTAAGAGGCAAACCGTCACAATAGGCTTCTTTTAAGATTTGCCCTTTGCTTTTTCTTGTCAAGCGAGACTGGAAGGGCAAGGTAGGACGGCATACTTCGGGGTTCGAGTCCCCGGCTACCACTTCGGTCAAAATAAAATCCTCAAAGGTAGTACTTGACCGATCTACCAATGAGGATAGTTTTAAACTTTCTAATAGCGCAAAGTTATGGATAATATTAGAATTTTCCAAAATGAGCAGTTCGGACAAGTAAGAATTGCAGTGAATGAAAACGGTGAGCCATTGTTTTGTTTGGCTGATGTAGCAAAGGCACTTGGTTATAGTAGACCAGCTGACGCTGTTTCACAGCATTGTAAGGGGGTCGCCATTTTACCGACCCCCACTGTAAACCAGTACGGAGCAACGGTTATGCAGGAAATGAAGTATGGCAAAGAAGGAGAAGTGTATCGTTTGACAATGAAATCAAAATTACCAGATGCCGAAAAATTTCAAGATTGGGTATGTGATGAAGTCTTACCATCTATCCGTAAAACCGGTGGCTACATGATCGCTAAACCAGAGGACACCCCCGAAGAGCTTATGGCCCGTGCTCTTTTGGTCGCTAAAGACGCATTGAAGAGACGAGAAGAACGGATTGCCAACCTTGAGCAGCAAACTGTCTTACAAAGTGAGCAGCTTCAAATTGCAGCCCCGAAGGTTAATTATTATGACAGGGTTTTGCAGAGTACCAGTACGTATAATATAAATCAGATAGCAAAAGAGTTTGGCATGAGTGCTGAAACAATGAATAAGAAGTTGAAAGAGCTTGGCATTCAATACAAACAGGGCGGGCAATGGCTCTTAACTCATAAGTATCAAGATCAGGGCTACACGAAGACAAGGACACACCCATACATACAACATGATGGAAAGCCCGGTACAGCTATGCAAACAGTATGGACAGAAAAGGGTAGAGAGTTTATTCATAACCTGTTTAATCTGAAAAATACTATCGTAACCGGTGTTAAAGAGCTTTCACGCATATACGATAATATGGATGATCTCGAAAAGAAAGAAGAAGTTTTCAGTGAGCCTCTATATACAGACTTGTCTAAGATTGATGCTATGTATGATGTGTTTCGTTCTGTGTACTGCAAGTCAAAAATGACTGTCTATGACCGTAAGAAG